TTGAGATGGCTACTTGGTCTGCGCCGGGCGAGTAGATGCCCGTGTTGGTGTCGCCCTCGAAGGCAACGCCTGGCAATGCTGCGGTACCTGCCGTGACGGCTAGGACGCCGGTCATGGTGCCGCCTGCCTTAGGAAGGGCTGCGTTGGCAGTGCTTTGAGCAGCGTTTGCCAGGTCAGCAGCAGCCTTTGCTGATGCCGCAGTGGCGGCAGTGCCAGTGTCGGTGCTGGTAGTGCTGTTGGTTAGCTGGGTGATGCCATAAGTGCTGGTGGTTGCTTTCTGCTGGGTTGCTAAGTCAAAAACGATCGCCCCCGTCATGGTATCACCAGCCTTCAGCACGTTGCTGGATGCCGCTCCAGTCAGTGCTGCGGTGATGGTGCCTGCGGTGAAGTTACCAGACGCATCACGCGCTACGATCGCGCTTGCTGTGTTGGCGCTGGCGGCTGTGGTGGCTGAGTTGCTGACCTTGCCTGCCGTGGCGATAGTGGCCAGCTTCGTGTCAACGATGCCCGCCGCCGCTGCCACATCTGCATTGACGATCGGATAGGTGCCGCCGATCGCATACACCAGGCTGGTCCAGGCGGTCGCGCCAGTGCCGACCTTCCATTTCTTTGTGTCGGACTCGATGCCGATTTCACCCGCCAGCAGCGTTGGATTCTGGGCTGTCCAGTTTGCGGCGGTGTCGTACCGCTGCTTCATCAATGCCGATAGGTTGATGCTCATGATGCTCCTGAGGGGCTGATGGTGTAATCACGCGCAGGCGCTGCCGCTGCTGCGCCAGCATCTAATAGGTACAGTCTATCAGGGGTGGCTGATGCCGCACCAGCATCATAAACTAGGTCGCCGGTATTGATCGGGACAGATTCAAGGTCAACACTAACGTTAAAGCGATCAAACGAAACATCTGTTATTGTTACTTCAGAAGAATATCGCCAAGCAAAATCACTTAACAGTGGGATCGGTGGTGTTACGAAATCACCCCATACCTCAGCCGATAGGAAGAAGATCTCAAATGTTCCATTCTGGCCAATATAATGATCTTTGATTAAATCCATATTGGCTTCTGTTAGGTACTCATATGACAGGCTTAATGTCTGCGCAATGCGTCGATTGCCACGCCTAAATGCAGTTGCCTTACCGCTTAGGCTGGTTGCAATCACAGCCGGCAGGCTGCCGGGAACATAAAGCCTAGAATTTGGCGCTAGCGATGGAAAAGTTGCCATGGTTAAACGATCACACTTTCTAAGTTTATTTGTATGCTAAACCGATTTACGCCTATTGGCGTAACAGTAAATGGACCAGCATAGCGCCATTCGTAATCAACGCTGCTGATCGGTCGGGTTGTATAACCGCCCCACACTATAGCCGGTAATGTAAATGGTATAATGCTACCTTGTTGCCCATTGTAGTGGTCATAAATTGAATACAATTCAGATTCTGTAATTGCATTAAATGACATTGAAAGTTTTTGTTGTACTCGTTTTGTGCCTTGCAAGAATCGCACATTAGCTCCGCTAATAGCAATATACTCCAACTGCGGCGTATTGCCCAGGCTGATTGATCTGGCGTTTGGCTTTATCGAAGGAAAGTCTGCCATTAAACTGCTCGAAAGGAATCATTGAGTATGGAGTAGGTAATAGCAGAAACATCAGCGCCTGTCACGGGGAAGTGCTCAGCTTGAATTGTACTGCTTCCTTCTGCATTGTAGCTGATGCTTGTGATCTGATACCATTCAACTTCGGCGCGGTTGTCGCCGGTTGATGTGATGCGTTGGCGATCAATCTTAATAATGTCCGTTGGCTTGAGGCCAGTGACAATCAATGCAGTTTGAAGGCTGATTGAATGCGTTGCAATCTTGCGCTTGGCTAGTTCAAATTGTGCATATCTAACCGCATGGCTTTCAAAAGTGCAGAAATCAGTCATATCAAATTGCTTAACCGGTGCATCTAGAGCAGTGGTGTCATAAGCCACTTGGATCGTGCGCTGGATGCTGATACTGCTTGGGTTTGCTTCGCGATAAAGCATTACAGCAATAAAATCTTGCCGATCTGTAATTGGGTAAAATGATTTGCTAAAGCTACCTGGTAAGATTTCGTCTTCAGTAAAGATAGCCACTGGGGTCAATGCTGTTTCATCAAGCACATTGCCATCCAGCGGCAGCACTGGATCGAAGCGATACTGACCACCAACTGATAAAAATGAAAGCAAGAAATATGGGGCAAAGCTAGATAAAAGTTCAATAATATTTACGGCATTTTCAAGCACACCGTTGTAGAAAAATCCGTAATAATCACAAAATGTTGCAATGCTTGTTAGGTTGTCAGTGTAGATTGGTGACGCTATGTCGCTAGTATTGGCGCCATCAGCACGCTTGTATATTGTAAACAAGTACATTGCCAAATCGACGAATTGATTGCTGGCGCCGCGTGGGTAAACACTACTAACCAGACCACCGCTGTAGAGATCAACCTCAACGCCTTCTTCGTAATAGATAAAGAGTTGTTTGATTGTTGTAGGGTATGATCCCTCAGACGGTGGATCATAGATGTCGCCTTCAACCCGCAGAAATGTGATGTCTGCATAGGCTGAATTATCAGCGCCTGGTGTCAGCGCCAGGTAAAGGTTGCCGCTGGTGGTAAGTGACGTGCCAGCCGTATAGGTAAAGGTATTAGCATTGGGTACTGTTGCAACGGTGTAAGTACCTTCAACGGCATTGCCGCTAGTAATTTCAACATAAACAGTATTAGTTGCGATTAGCCCGTGTGCTGTGGCTGTAACTGTTACGGTTGTCCCTGATTGCGAATATGTACCTGTTAGAAAATCATAAGGGCTTTCAATGTTTTCTTGTTGCACACCGTCTAGTGTGCCAGTGCTGAAAGGCAATGCTGGATTATATTGTAAAAATACACTTTGAACTGTAAACTGTATTACTAGCCTTGCACCCAGAGGTATGCCTAGGAATCCTGGGCTTGCTGGTGTAAGAGTCCCAAACTCTTCGATTGTTCCAACCGTATTCCCACCGCCAGTTGCTGCATTAAAATTAAGCACCAATGGAGTTGACGAGATCCATCCACGATAAGCCCAATAAGCTGCTGTTATATCCGTCCCATCATCAGAATTAAATGCTTTTACAAAGTTAGCGCTAGTTACAATAACAGTATTACTTGTATCTCCAATCCCTTTAGTAATCAATCTAGTTGTATAATAGCTATATGGATCATAAGAGTATGTATAGACAGCATTAGCAGTAGCTTTAATAAGTTGCGACAGATAAGAATATGTTTCAACGCCACAGAACAAAGTTCCTCCACCGATCGGGCAGGTGTCAGGTGCAGCCGCAAGATCTGCAGCGGTTGCATAGTCATGCTGCAATGTTATTGTTTGATCCGCAATAAATGAAAGCGATTGAGTCCCTATCCGTGTTCTATGTTTTACAGGAGAGCCCACAATTTTACCTTGGCTGATTGCATACAAAAAACTACCAACAAATAATTTTGTACCAGCTTTTACCAGTGACGGCTGCACCCATATGCCTCCAATATCACCGCCAGCATCGTAGACACGCTTGCCAAATACAATCGGGATTGTTTCACCTGGTGTTGCAATCTGTTGTTTCTTGTCAATGTCGGCCGATGGTTTTTTGCCAGTCAGCATTGAATCTTCAAGTTTTTCAGCCGCACGGCCAGGTCGCCTTTTAAGCTGGAATGCAGCTAAAAGGCTTGGATCATCACCGGGATTCCAAATAAGACCGGTAAGGTTTTGGCCATATTGTGAAATCATTGTCCCATGAACCTCCCAATAAGGTTTGACGCAATCTTACGGCTTGGCACTTGCCCTTTGTTTTTATCAATTGCTGGGTTGACTGTCCAGTCAACAGATGTGTCCGTAATTGATGCAGATTCAACGCTGCCAATGTATCGGCTGATAACTTCCGCGCTAGCCGGATCAATTGCATCTTGCCCTGCGTCTTGGATAACAAGCGACGCAATGATCAATGATGTGCCACCTAAAGCTTCTTCAGTAATATCAACCATGTAGGCAACAGCGGCGGCATTAACTTGAAAGTTGTTTATTGATGCGGCAGTTGATGATCCAAAGCCGCTTGCATTAAATGCTAGGTATGGATAGGCGCCGGCAATATCAGCATCAATGCTTAAAGCCTGCGGGCTTTGGTAGAAGTTCTGCCACCTTGCTGTAGGCGATCGCTTGCCTGTGATCGGATCGCGGACGCTGGTGCGGTCTGCGTAGTATTCCAAGAAGCACATGATGTCGTAGTCGTTCATGCTAACCCCACCGTGCGCCGTGCGTTCATGTCATTGCGGAGCATGTTAAGTGTTTGCCGTACACCTGATTGTACCGCACGCGCCATGTCTTGGGTTGTAACGTAGTTTGCACCATTCATTTGGGTTACAGGACCTGTTTGGATGTTGATCGGAGGTGTTTTCATGCTACCACTGCCGCCGCCACTGGCGCGTGGTGACGCTAGGTAACTGGCAGCTGATGATGCCATTTTAGATTGCGATGCAACTTTGGATTGCACTGCTGAACTGCCTCTCATACCAGACAAGTAGTTACTAGCAAAATTTGCTGCTTTGCGTGCTGGTACAACATATTCAGGGCCCTTTTCACCAATTATTGCATTAGTTGCTTTTGAGACAAAACCGCCTTTTGCGTAATATGTAACTATTCTGGACGGCTCTGGATTTGCTGCTGCATTCATTTCGGCTTGAGCCCTACTTGCTGCGCTATTGTTAACATTAATATCATAAAATCCGCCATTACTATATGTAGCAGATCTGGACGTAGCGGTACTGGTTGAAGATACTGGTACATTTTGCATTTGATTTTGATAGGCCAATGCCCGTTGCATAGCATTAGCCGCGCTATATGCATTTGTTGCAACTTGTGACAT